TGCCGTCGCCCCCGCCGCGCTCCTCGCCCTCGCTCGACATTCCCGCCAGCCGGGAAAACAACTTGCCCGCCTCGATAACCTCCCGCAGCGGCTCGCTCGGTGTCCCCATGCGCGCGCCCAGGAGCTGCAAATTATCTTCCAAAATAGCGGCGGCGCAAAGCTTGATGCGGGCATCGGTGTTGGTGGCGCAGTTCCAGTCAATGCTGATGGCGTCAAGGATGCGCTTGTAGCTGGGATGCTCGGCCAGCCGGCCATATTGCTCCGCCGAGATGCCAAACCGCGGCAGGATCTCGTGGACCTCGCGGATGCGCATCACAATCTCGCGCGCCAGCTTGGCTAGCTGCGCGGGGGTGAAGTCCGGCAACTGCGGGACCATGACGGCCGCGGTTTCCTTCATGCCCGCCTTATATACAGGTTCACTTAATTGCACGTTAAGCCGCCCTTGCTAGCTTGTCTGCCATGGCGGAAGGTTACGGACGAAGCGGGCTCATACAGGCGGTGCCTTCGGCGGCGAGCGAGGCGCGCCAGTCGCGCGGCGCAAAAATGTACGCGGCCGCGCAGGATGCCGCTACCCTCGTAAACGCACCGCCGCAACTGGTCGGCTACGTGCGCGGCCAATTCGAGATATTCCGTAATCATCGCAACACCACCGCCGGCTGGTCGGAGCGCATGCTCGCGTCGCTGCGCACCTTCAACGGCGAGTACGACGCCAACAAGCTCCAGGAAATCCGCAAGTTCGCCGGCAGCGAGATCTTCGCGCGGTTGTCCGCGCAGAAATGCCGCGCCGCCTCCTCGCTCCTGCGGGATGTCTATCTCGGCGCAGACCGCCCCTGGTCGCTCGATCCGCCCGACGATCCGACCATCCCCGACGACGTCGCCAGCAACATCGACACCCTGATCAAGCAGGAAGCCGCGCAGGTCCAGCAAACCCTCGGCAAGCCGCCCGCCCCGTCCGACCTGCGCTCCCGCCGGATGGCGCTCATGGAAAGCGCGCGCGACGCCGCCAAGCGCAAGGCCTTCGAGCAGGCCCGCATCGCCGACGACAAGATCGAAACCATCCTGCGCGAGGGCGGCTTCTACTACGCGCTCGCGGATTTCATGTTCGACCTGCCGATGTTTCCCATCGCCTGCATCAAGGGCCCGGTCGTGCGCATGATCCCCGAGGTGGTGTGGGCGCCGGACGGCGGCCCGCCGTCAGTCGTCTACAAGCCGCGGCTGACCTGGGAGCGACCCTCCCCGTTCGACCTGTGGTGGACCCCCGGCGTCGCCGACATCGAGAATGCTGATGTGATCGAGAAGCTGCGCGTTACGCGCGCCGAGATCAACGAGTGGCTCGACCTCCCTGGCTATAACCACGACGAGGTGCTGGCGGTGCTCGACGAGTTCGGCCGCGGCGGCCTCTACGATAACTGGGACACTACCGACGCCGAGCGCGCTGTCCTCGAAGGCCGGGAAAACCCCGCATGGAATCGCAGCGCCCTCATCAGCATGATGGAGTTCAACGGCAACGTCCAGGGACGGCTCTTGCAGGAGTACGGCATGGAGCTGCCGCCTGGTGACAACGCCGAGCTGCGCGACTACGCCATGCAGATCTGGTGCATCGGCAGCCATGTCGTCAAGGCGCACCTGTCGCCCTCGCCCAAGCAGCGCCATCCCTATTTCATAACGTCGTTCGAGAAAGTCCCCGGTACTCCCGTCGGCAACAGCTTGATCGACCTGATCGCCGATTTGCAGGAGGGCGCCAACGCCTGCCTGCGCGCCGTCATCAACAATCTGGCCATATCCAGTGGTCCTCAGGTCGTGGTCAACGTCGACCGGCTCTCGCCCGAGGAGGACGCCGAGAGCATGTACCCGTGGAAGCGCTGGCGGGTGCGCTTCGACCCATCCTCCAACAACAAGGACAAGCCGATCGACTTCTTCCAGCCGCAGAACAACAGTGACGCCTTGCTGGGAGTATTCCAGAAGTTTGTCGACATCTCTGACGATGTGAGTGCCATCCCGAAATACATCGGCGGGCAAGCCAGCGGCGGCGCCGGCCGCACCGCCTCGGGCCTCGCCATGCTGATGGGAAATGCCAGCAAAATATTGCAGACTGTCTCCGCCAATATCGACCGCGATATCGTCGAGAAGGCGCTCAAGCAACTCTCCGATTTGATCCTCCTCACTGATACGTCGGGCCTCCTCACCGGCGAGGAGAAAATCAGCGTCCGCGGCGTCAACGTGGCGGTGCAGCGCGAGACCCAGCGCCAGCGCCAGATTGAATTCTTATCCGCTACCGCCAATCCAACCGACATGAAGATCGTCGGCATCAAGGGCCGCGGCGCGGTGCTGCGCTCGGTCGCCAATACCATCGGGCTCGACGGCGAGGAGGTCGTGCCGTCGGACGACGAGCTCGAAAAGCTGCAGAAAAAAGCCGAGGAGAGCGGCCAGCAGCAGGCGCTGGAACAGCGGGTCGATCAGGGCATCCAGAAAGGCGTGCAGGCAGCTGTCACCCGGATAGTGACAGAGGTCACCGCTGGATTGCTGGCGCAAAAGCAGCAGCTGCCGGAAGGCCCGCCCGTGCATCTCGGCACGCCATTACCAGGAATGGGTGGCGGCCCTACGCCGGGAGGCCCGCCAGGTGCACCGCCTGCAGGGGTTCCCGCTCCCGCAGGTGGATTGCCCGTCGGGCCACCAACACCGCAGGATGCCGCGCGGGCGCAGGGAATGCAACCCTCCCCGCTGGCGCAAGGCATGGGGATGCAGACCAACCTCACCGGCAATCAGCGCGGGCCGGGCGCAATCCCAATTCAAGCAGGAACGGAATAGGAGGAGAAAATGGCAATCAAAGTGTATGTCGATGCGGACCGCAGATACTGGCCCAACGCATTAGCCGCCATCGGCCCCGCACTGGTGGCGGGCGCCGTCGCCGGCATCCACGTCTACAAATGGGTGGATGACCAGTCGATTGTCCCAGTGCTGCGCGCCTACATCACCGGAATCAATGCTAAGGGAGTGACCGGAGCCAGCGTGCCGGTCTATAAAAATATCGATCCTGGCAGAGTACCAGCGGTGATCAGGCAGGTCATCGCGGCGACGAATATCATCCATCCGTAGGGCCCATGCCGCCACATCTGCGGCTCAACATGATCGTGAAGAACGAGGCAGCGCGCATCGGGCGCTGCCTCTCCAGCGTCATCCCGTACATCTCCTCGGCCGCGATCGTCGACACCGGCTCGACCGACGGCACCCAGGACGTCATCGCAAAAATCCTCGGTGCTCACGGCATTCCGGCGAGCATCGGGGAGGCGCCCTTCCATAACTGGGCACAGGCGCGCAACGCCGGCCTCGCGCACGCGCGCTTGTCCAATGACTGGGATTATCTGCTGTTGTGCGACGCCGACATGGAGCTCGTCGTGCCGGATCACGCGGCTTTTGTCGGCGCGCTCGGCGAGCGCAAGGCCTACGACCTGCGGCAGCGCACTGGAGGCGAGGCCGGCGTGGACTACTGGAACCGGCGTCTGGTCGCCCGCAGCTCGACCGCCAACTATCTCGGCGTGACGCACGAATACCTCGACGAGAGCGACGCGGCCCAGCTGCCTGGACCGTACTTCGTGGATCACGCCGACGGCTCCAACCGCCCCGACAAGCTCGAACGCGACGTCGTGCTGCTCAAGGACGCGCTGGTGAGCGAGCCGCTCAACGTCCGTTACTGGTTCTATCTTGGCCAATCCTATCGCGACCTGGGGAAGTACGCGGAGGCGGAGCTGGCCTACCGGCGGCGCGTCGAGCTCGGCGGCTGGGACGAGGAGGTCTGGAACGCGCACTACAACGTAGCCCATTGCCTCGATAATCGCGGCGAGCACGCCCAATTCGTTCACGAAATGTTACTGGCTTGGAACAGGCGGCCGAGCCGGGCGGAAACGCTCTACGATCTGGCCACCCACTTTCGTAAGCATGGCAACAACGCGCTCGCCGCGCACTTCGCGCTGGCCGGCCTGGTCATCCCATACACCAAAGACATCCTGTTCATCTCGGATTACTGCTACCGGTTTGGCCTGCGCGAGGAGTTGGCGATCTCGGGCTTCTACCAGGAAACAACCCGCGAACAGGCGTTCCGCGCCTGCAATGAACTCGCCCTCGATCGCGCCGCCCCAGCAGCCGCGCGCGAGAATGCGCGGATCAACCTCTTCTTCTACCTGAAGCCGCTGTTCGCTCACTTGCGCCACTTCGCGACCCAGCGCATTCCGTTCGAGCCGCCGGAAGGCTACACCGCGATGAACCCGTCGATCGTCCGCGCTCGCTCTGCCGACGCTTACTCCGAGGGCGACGGCTTCGTCGCGATCGTGCGGACGGTGAACTACACCATCTCCGAGCAGGGCCTCTATCTGATCAAGGGCAAGGACGACATCTCCCCGAACGAGCCCATCCACACCCGGAATTTCCTGCTGCAGCTGTCGGATAGCTTCGCCGTGCGCTCGGTCAAGGAAATCTCCGAGCCGGACAATATGCCGAAGCCGCAATTCGACCTGGTGCGCGGCTTCGAGGACATGCGGCTGTTTCCCGACGACCCGCGCCCCTCGGGGCGCCCCGTCCGCTTCCTGCGGTTCTCTGCCTGCCTGCGGGAGATCTCCCCGGAGGGATGGTGCGACCAGGTCGTCGGTATCATCCGGGAAACCGCGGACACGGCAGAGATCGTCCACTGGAACTGGGTCACGCCAGCCTGGAAGCCCCGGCAGCACGAGAAGAACTGGATGCCGTGGCGGGGAGACAGGTTGATCTACCGGCTCGGCACCGTGATCGACCACCACGGCGTGAAGGTCTCCCAGCGCGTGCCCGAGCTGGCGACCGATCATATCGGCGGCGGCGCGGTGATGAGCTTCGATCCCGGCTACCTCGCCATCGTGCACGAGGCGCGGCCAAACCCGTTCAACGGCCAGCGCTACTACGCCCACCGCTTTGCCCATCTAGCCGACGACGGCAGCCTCATCGCCCTGTCGCGGCCGTTCGTCTTCCAGGGCCAGCAGATCGAATTCGCCACGGGCCTGGCGCGCGGCTACGACGACTCGGTGGTCATCTCCTACAGCGTGCGGGACTGCGAGGCCTGGCTGGGCCGGCTCGACCCGGACGAGATCCTCGCGTTCATCCACGCGGAATGACGATCAAGATTGTCACCGGCTTTGTCCCGCTGCCGGGCCACCCCCGCAGCGAGGAGGAATACATCGAGCTCGGCGACCGCCTGCTAGAGCTCGATGTGCCGGCAACGCTCGCCACCATGAAGCTGGAACAGTGCTGGATGTACCAGTTTCTGCACTGGCAGGACGTGAATATAACCTGGGCATGTGCCGATAACCCGAAGAAGAACACCCTCGGCTACCACTGCGTGCAGCACATGAAGACGGCGTGGATGCTGGCCGCGGCCGTGCACGACCCCGAGCCGGACGTCTTCGTCTGGATCGACTACGGCATCATGGGCGTGCCGGGCGTTTCACGTGAAACAATCCTCGACTTCCTGCCACGCGCGGCCAGGGAGAAAACCATCTCCATCCCTGGCTGCTGGCCCCAAGTCAGTCGCTGGAAGGAGAAAGAGGTCTGCTGGCGCTTTTGCGGCGGGGTGATCGTCGCGCACCGCAGCTGGCTGTACCACCTGGATGCCGCAGTGCGAGCCGAGGCGCTCGCGTTCTGGCGGCGGCGCTACTACGTGACCTTCGAGGTCAATACCTGGGCGCGGGTCGAGCAAAAGCGGCTGCTGCCGATCACCTGGTACCAGGCGGACCACAACGAGAAGATGTTCACCGCCTACCCGCATTAAGCCGGCGTTGACTCGTGCCGCGTAGTCTTGGGGGTGCAACCCAGCAAAGGAGCACCCATGGCTGCGTTCAAGAAGGAAACCTCGCACAACGTCGAATTTGCCAAGGGCGGCAAGACCAAGATGTTCGGCCAGCAATATGCCGCCGAGCAGGAGGAAGGCGAGACCGGGCACGATACCAGCGGCGAGGGCGGCAAGTACGCCGAGGGCGGAAAGACCAAGATGTTCGGCTTCTCCCCGAGCCTCCCAGCCAAGTCGGGGCAGACCGGGGCACGCTGATGGCAAGAGGCGGAATACGGCAGATACCCATGCCGCGCGTTCCCAATCCCAAGCCGCTCGATCCGGGCAAGGCGATCTTCGCGGCACCGCGATTGAAACCGATCGAAAGCCGCAACTACGGGAAAGGCATGACCCCGCTGGGATCGGGGCCAACTCCGTTCAAGTTTGGTCCTCCCATCAAGGTCACGCCATGATCCGAAAAAAGCATCTTACTCCGATCGGCAGGCATGGGCGCATCGTCAAGCATAGCGGCAAGGGCGGCATCCAGCAGGACAGGTCTTCGCCCATGTCCATGGATACCGTGACCAGCCCGCTCACCGGTGGCCGCGCCATGAACAACTACGACAAGAGCTCGGGGCTCGGCGCGCCAACCCCGGACGAGGGGCCGAGTGGGCCGTTGAACACCCCAGACATTGGTGGCATGGCCGCAGCCTCCCCCATGGGGGCAGGGGGCAGCCCGATGGGCAGCATGATGGACCAGGGCGGCCCACCTGACGAGGAGCTCGGTTGAAAACCGAGAGAGGGGTGGACCTGGCGCGCTCGGTGCTGTTTCTGCGCAACGCCGCACCGGAACAGTTCGCGCAGTTCATGACCCAGTTCGAGACCTACGTGAACGACAGGGTTCTCGCCGTGACCGATGCGGGGAGCGATGAGGTGGTGCAGATGCAAGGCCGCGCGCTGGCGCTGCGCACGCTGCTGCGCCTGATCAAGGAATGTGACAAAGGAGCACGAAATGGCTGATCCAGTTGACGTCACCCGCGATGCTCGGAGCGCCCCCCTGCTGCCGGTCGACGAGAGCGTGAAGTTGCCCAGGCAGGTGCGGGAGGCCAAGGAGCGCGCCGAAGCCTTCTATGCCGCGCCTCCACCGCCTCCACCGCCTCCACCGCCTCCACCTGCGCCTGAAGGAACACCACAGCAACCGCCGCCGGTCGAGGCGGCGGCACCAGCACCAGCGCCGGAACCCCCTGCACCACAGCCCGAGCTCGAGCTCGAGCAGCCGGCCGACGGCAAGCCGCCCCACCAGGACATGCGCGAGGTCGAGTACGCCAGGCGCTACAACGCGATGCGCGGACGGGCCGAGGAAAAACAAAGAGAGGCGGACGAGCTGCGCCGAACGCTCAGCGCCATGCAGGGCCAGGTCACCAGCATGAGCTCCGAGCTGATGCGGCTGCAAAGCACGCAGCAGGAACAGCTGCCACCGCCGCCAAAGCTGGTGACCGCAGAGGATGAGGCCAACTACGGGCGCGATCTGATCGAATTCACCAAGCGGGTGACCCAGGAAACCATGGGGCCGCAGCTCACCGCGCTGCTGCAGGACTACGAGCGGCTGCGCGGCGCGGTCTCGCAGCAGAGCCAGGGCGGTATGATTGCCGCGCTCGATACCGCCGTGCCGGTCTGGCGGCAGGTCTTTGCCGACCCGCGGTTCAAGGGATGGCTCAATTTACCAGACGTTTACTCGGGCAAGTTACGATCGCAGCTGCTAACCGAGGCGGCCAATTCGGGTAATTCCGCAAGGGTCGTCGCGTTCTACCGGGGCTTCCTCGCTGATGAAGCCGCCACGGGTCAGATCGACAGTGGATCGCCGCCTTCGCCCCGGCCCGCGCCGGCACGTAAGGCCGCCATCGCACTCGAAGCGATAGCTACCCCTGGACGAGGTCATCCGGCCGGCGGGACCGTGTCCCGCGCTGGAAACGAGAAACCCGTCTTAACCCGCGCTCAGGTCAAAGAGTTCTACGCCGACCCGCGCTTTCGCCGCTACGAAGGCCGGGAGCAGCAGAAGATGGCCGACGAGGCCATCATCGCTGCGGCACTCCGCGAAGGGCGCGTCCTTTAACCTAGGGGTCGCAGCCAACTGGAAGTCGCCGGCGGCTCCTGAAACGGGAGCCTCGCGATGGCTATTCCGACCGCTGGTTTTCCTGGCGCAACGTCAGGCTCAACCCCGCCTATATACCCAACTGGCAGTGCCACCAACCAACTACAAAGTACAGGCTTTATCCCGGAAATATGGAGCGGAAAGCTTGTCGAGAAATTTTACGCCTCGACAGTGCTCGCCGCGATCTCGAATACCGACTACGAAGGTGAAATTCGCGACTTCGGCGACCGGGTGAAAATCCGCACCAAGCCGACCATCAGCATCCATCCGTACCTCGCGGACGGCCTGCTCGGGCTCGATCGCCCGGTCGGTGGCAGCGTCGAGCTGTACATCGGGAACGGGTATTATTTCAGCCTCGTCCTCGATGACGTGATGGAGAAGCAGTCCGACCTCAACCTGCTCTCGATGTGGTCGGACGACGCGGCGCAGCAGCTCAAGATCACCGTGGACACCGAGGTGCTCGACGGCATCGTGGGCAAGATGGCCGCGGCAAACCAGGGCCTAACCGCAGGCGTCATCACCGCCAGCCTCAACCTCGGCGTCAAGGCGACGCCGCTCTCCGTGGTGGGCCGCAACCCCGGCACCGGCGATGTCGAGGTGCTCGACGTGATGATGCGGATGGGCCAGGTGCTCGACGAGCAGAACATCCCCGAGGTCGGCCGCTGGTTTGTCTGCCCGGCCTGGGCCGGGCGGCAGATCAAGCAGTCCGAGCTCCGCCAGGCCTATCTGTCGGGCGACAGCGTCTCGATGCTGCGCAACGGCAAGCTCGGCGAGGTGGACCGCTTCACCGTCTACGTCAGCAACCTGCTGCCCAACGGGTCCACTGACGCCACCAACTTCGGTGCCGGGCAATGGCCGTTCTATGCCGGTCACGCACACGGGCTGACGTTCGCCTCGCAGATCAGTAAGGTGGAAACGCTGCGCTCCGAGCTGGTGTTCGGGCAGATCCTGCGCGGCCTGCAGGTCTACGGCTACCAGGTCGTCGACCCCAAGGCGCTGGTGCAGGCGATCGTGGTGCCAAATAGCTAACGGCGCAAACTTTCAGATGAGCGGGCGGCGGGATCTCGCCGCTCGCGGAGCCGACGCGCCCCTGAAGGAGAAATGAAATGGCTAATGCGGTCTATCCGCTTTTTAAGCAGTCGCTTCTGACAGAAGCGGACACCAACAAGTCGCTCAACCAGACGGGATCAAACGCGCCCTACGCCGCGCTGGTCACCACATCGAGCGGCTACGTCTACTCGGCTGCGCACCAGTTCTATACGTCCCTGACGAACATCGTCGGGACGCCGCAGCCGATCACCACGCCAACCGTGGTGAATGGCACGTTTGCCGGCGACAACGTCACCTTCACCGCAGTCAGCGGCACCGTCGTCGGCGCCATCGTTATCTACAGACAAAACGCGGGCGCTAACACGACATGGCGGCTGACGCTTTACGAGGACTCCAGCGTAACTGGTTTACCCGTGACACCAAACGGGGGTAACATCCTTATCACGTGGAATGCCTCCGGCATCTTCATTCTGTCTGACGAGGACGCCAAGCACGACATCGTCAGGATTGGTGAGTTGCCGGACGGTCTTCCCCTCTACAAATACCGTTATGATCATTCGCTGCGCTGTTCGGTGGGAGTGTTGGCTCATGAGGCCGCGCAGCACTATCCGCGTGCGATTGGTCATCTCGGTAAGTTCAAGGCCGTGGACTACGGTCACGTGATGGAGCGCGTGCTTGCATGAATGTTGACCCACTCAGGAGTGCGCAGGGCCAGGAGAAGCTGCTGTTCGATATTTTCGCAACAGCAGCGAACGGCAAGAACGCGGACGCAGTGATGGGGGCGGCGCTCAACATCATCCTCAACGCAATCCGGCAGAACTATCCGAAGCGCGCAGACGCGGAGGCCAAAATCAACGAGCTGTTTGGCCGCGCCACGCAGCTTCTGCTGGCCGACAGCTACGACAGCGTGACCGGACTGCGCCGGACGGTGACGCCGATCACGCAGGTGGTGCGCATGCCGCTCCACCTGGAGGACGACATCATCACCGGCTGACGCAATGATCCTGCTCACGAGCACGTCTGACAAGCTGCAGCTGATCACCTCGGCTGCGGCTACTCTCGACGTTCATGCGAGCTGGGTGGATAACAGCGCTAGCACGATCGTTCCTGGCCGAACCAACACGGCCATCACCACGGCCACCACGACCGATGTGGTTGCCGCGCCTGCGGCATCAACGCAGCGCAATATGAAAACGCTGCATGTGCGCAACAAGGACGTCGTGTCGTGCGACGTGACGGTGCAGCACACCGATGGAACGCACACGGTCCAGCTGCACAAGCTCACGCTCGCGGCAGGCAACGGTCTTGAGTACATAGACGAGGTTGGCTTCCAGGTGATACCAGCGCCCACTGGCGGCGGCGGCTCACCTGGCGCACCAACTAGTTCTGTACAGTTTAACAGCGCCAGTGCTTTTACTGGCAGCGCAGACTTTCTTTGGACGACGGGTTTTGGCAACGGATTAACCATTGGTGGGGCAACGCAGTCGGGTGGTGG